GTTTTTTTTACCGTGACCACCAAGATATTGTGTTTTCTTCGTTGATGGTAATATTTTTGTAACAATATCAAAGGGGATATTAATGTTTTTATCAGCCCAACAACAAAATGTTGTTCTTATTAAATTATAAAAATTCACAGGTAATTTGTCTGATATTGAATCAATCATAGCTATAAAAGAACCCAATGTTTCTGCAGCTGACCATTTTGTACAGTCACCATTAACATATTTTAATTTTAATTTATTTTGTTGAGCATATTTTGTTGCATCATCAATTGTTTTTTGCATCTTGATCATTTTTTTGTCACCAGGAATAGAAATACATTCTGATGGACAAACAATACAAAGTTTTTGAAAAAATTTTTCAACAATTCTAGCAGCCGCTTTTGCCCCGATATTTACAACATAAAACTCTCTCTTTGAACCATATTGTGATTTAATACATATATCTGCTTCAACCTTACCATTTTGTTCATTAAAAAAATAATCAACAAGATCCTCAACTGTTTCAATTTTATCATTTTTTTCTAAAATTTCTATAAGAGTTTCCCAAACACGTTGTCTTTCCTTCCTTTTGTATATTTTAGAATCATTTTTCGTTTGGTAAACAATAAATTCCTCTTCTTCATCATTTAATACTTTTTCACCTGGCTCTATTTTATTCATTCTCTTAAGAAACCGGATTATTATTGATCTTCTCATTTTCTTATCTTTTATTTCCTCAATTTCTCTGTTCAAAGAATGAATAACAGCTTTTGTACTTGCCATTTCACCAATTGATTCAGATAAAACTTCATCAATTATTTTCTTAAAATTTGGTTTTATGGTGTCAATTAAATTTCTAAAAGAATGATGTATAACGGTGGCTGAAAAACCAATTTCATTATTTTTAGATTGATCCACAAAATCAATATAATCTTCAAGACAATTTGAATACCCTCTTTTTATTTTATCTGGTGTTTCGTTAAACTTTTGTTGGTATTCAAGAATCGTTTTGATTGCATTTATTTTTTCATGATGCATATTACTTGGTTCTTTTATTGTTAGAACATATATAAATATTTCTTCAACAACTTGTTGTATATTAGTACACAATTTGTTTGTCCAAAGAGATGGGATACTTATTTTACCACCGATACTTTCGTTTGTTCTTATATCATTTTTGTAATTTGCAACATAAATTTGTACACCATCAGTTTCTGTTAATGATTTTGTTATTATTGGTAATCTAGTTAATAACCTATCAATCAACCAAACAGACAACACATTGGTATATGGTGGTGAAAATTTTTGTGTAATAAGTTTTATTAGGTTTGTGTATGAGGAAAAAGACGACATATAAGCGTATCTCGTATCCATAAGAAACTCTGATATTTGTTGTGTTGGTGACAAAGCAATTATGGTTTTAATGGCATGTAATTCATGAAGATATTCTTTGTGTTCTTTGCCCAAATCAAAAAATGATGACATTGTTGTTGAAATAACACTATAAAACATATCTCGGCAAAAAGTACATTTTTCCTGAGTCAATCTTCTCCAGTTTGTAAAAATTAAAAAATTCCCATCTTTCAAACCAAATTTTAGACAATTACCATATATTTCATTATAAAAATCAGGTTTATCTGTTACAACAAGCGATCTAAAAGCTTTACCATTTTCATTATCAAAGGATTTATAACCACCAGTGACTAAACACAAAAAGTTTGGTGCACCACAATTGAAAAAAGACATTTCCTCTGGTTTGTTAGTAAATGCCAAAAAATGCATTAATTGTGAATAGGCATGGTGATTAAACCATAATTTTTTAGAGGATCTTTTTGACAAAACTTCTTTTAGAAAATCATCATACTGATTCACCATATCTTCTTTAATTCTGTTACATTCAATTGAATCGTTTATCTCTGTTTTTTTATTAATACAAAAATCATAAAATTCTTCTAATTCTTTTTCAAAAAAAAGAATCACAATCATTTTTTAAAATATTTAAAAAATTATCCATGGCAATTTTCATATTAAGAGGCACGGTTGTATTTTTTGTTGGTTTTACATCATTTATGTCAAGATTTTTATAAAATAAATTGCCACTTTTCAACCATTGGTTCTTGTAAGCTTGTTTTTCGTTATATTTAATATATAATGTTTTTGATCCTGTTACAAAAGCATTATCATCATCAAAACTTTTGTTTATTAACCCTTTGTTTAATAAAAACTGCCTATATGATAACATTTTAT